CCGCCCAGGTCGACGGCCACAATCGGCCGGCCCTCCGCCGGCGCCAGCGGGCGCGCCGCCATGCGCTCGAAGTCTTCGACGGTGAGTAGGACCTGGCTTTCGTCCGCCGTAGGCAGATTCAAGCGATAGCTCAGAAAGCGCGCCTTAAGCCTGGTATCCCGCCGGGCCGCGTCGCGTTCTTCCAGCAGCTTCCGACGAAAGCCGGCGTCAATGTTGGCCAGGGGATTGCAGCGCCGAATCTCTGGCCACTGATCCCAGCGCTCCCGATCCCCCTGCAGCGCCGTCACGTGGGTTGATCCCCTCGAGCCCGCCTGGATCAGGTCATGCCACCATCCCGATCGCGCCGGCGCCAGCGTTCCGATATACACCACGCGCAAGGGTGAGCCTGGTTTCCCCAGCGCCGTGTCCAAGGCGTCCGCCATCAGCTCGCCGCCGGTCACTTGCCAGCTGCCTGGTTCGTCCGCGATCGCCAGGGGCACGCCCACCAGGCCAAACGCGGCTTTCGCGTTCGAGCTGATCACCCGTAGGCGCGTGTTCGTGGCCTCGTGGGTTGCGCCGATCCGGTACGCCGAATCCTGGAAGCGATAGGCGCCCGTCGGTTCCAGGGCCGATCGCACGAAACGGAAGCAGAGGCGCGATTGCTCGAGTGAGGCCGCCAGGAGCACGTATTCGGCGCCCTTCACGTGCAGGGGATCGCCAGGCGTGAGCCCGCGGGTGAGGAGGTGAGCCGCTAGCCAGCTCTTCCCATTGCCGCGGGGGATGCTCAGGGCCGCGCGATCGATCCCCGGCCGCAGCGCCGCGGCCAGGAAGCGCCGTTGAAACGGCCGTAAAAAGCCCTTTTGCAGGGAATGGCCCCCTTCGGCGCTGGCACCCCCCACGCTCGAGCCGGCCACAGGGGTCCCCTAGGCCACCAGATTCAGGAGGGTTTGGCGCCGTTCGGCCGTCAGTCTGGCCAGCACGTCGGTCGCAAGCCGCCGCTCCCCCGTCGCGTGCACCAGGCAGAGGGCGCCTGACGGTTCCACCAGGTCACACAACCAGGCCAGCGGCTTGCACGCGTCCGCCGTGGCCTTCAACGCTTCAACCACCAGGATCGCCGCCACCTGGTCATCGTGCGCCGGATACATCCGCTCGCTGGCCGTCTCGAGAATGCGTTGTGCCAGCTGGCCAGGCACCGCGTCCGGTGAGTAGTCCGCCCCGCCATAGCCCCGCCGCTCGAATCCAAAGCCGCTCATATTGCGCCCTCCTTCGGCCCGTCGTAGCGCGCGCCGATCCGTTGAAACGTGCCCGCCATGCCCTCACCGCACGGCCCGCAGTAATTCGAGTCTTCCGGCCGCCAGGTTCCGCAGCGAATGCACCGCGGCAGCGGCGCCGGCAGCGCCTGCCGGATCACGTCGGACACGCTGGCGCCCTCCTTGCTCGCGTGCTCCCGCAAGTTGTCGAGTTGCGCCCGCGTCAGTCGCACGCGCACTACCTGATCCCGTGCCATGCCGGCCGGAAACTTCGGCCGGCCGCCCTGGTTCCTCCCGTTCGCGCCCATGGATCCTCCCAATGGCCTCACACTGGGGATAGTGTACTACGTTATCCCCCTCAGATTCGCTCAGGGAGCGTTTGGGGTACTAGAGCCCGCAATCAGGCCGCGGCGCCCGCCCTGGCCTGCTACGCGCGATCCTGGTGGACGCTGGCGGATTCGGGCCGGCGCTTCATCGGGCGCCCGCCCTGGTTCGATCGATGCCCGCCCTCGAGCCGCGATTGCAGGTCGTAGTAGCGCTGCAATCGCTTATCCCGCTTTTTCAATTGCCGTGCCATGGTGGGCCTCCTGGTGACGTGGCCGGTTATCCACACGTCAAGCCTAGTTATCCACAGGCCCTCACTTCGAGTCAGGCCCGAGTTATCCACAGTGTGCACAACGCGCCGCGCCCCGCCGGAGTCGCTATCGCTGGGGATCCGGAAGGGGAAAAGAGGGGAGCTGCGGAAGGGGAAAGGCCATAGTCTCCCCACTAGGGGTGACTGGGCCGTTTCCCCTCGCCTTGTCTGCGGTGAGGGCCGGCCGATTGGCCGGGGCCACGCGCCCGCGGTCTCTGCAGCTAGTTAGCCGCGCGCCGCCGGTCGGGTCGCGATTCGGGGATTCTGAGTCCGGTTCCCATGCCCGCGCGGTTCCCCGTTAGTCTCGCGCCGTGCGATCGGGCCACTCTGGTAACCCGTGGCCACGCACGTGGGCCAGGGCTGATACGCCGTCACGCGCCACTGGGGACCGGCCACGCGCGGGATGCAAAGCGCACGGGACGGGCTTATCTGGGTTGATGGGCTGCGCCCCGTGCGGCTTCGCATGGAACGCGAGTGTAGCCGCGCCCCTACATATTGTGTATTAGGGTTTTCCCCTACCCATATCTAGGGCCGCCGCGGCGCCGATCCCCTTAAAGCAAGAATCCGCGTGGCCGGTCCAAAGGCACGCGGATTCTCTGTGCTGCAGCCAGAGTGAAGCTGCAACTCTTGACACAAGTATACCCGTTAGCCTTGACACTGTGTCGCGCTGTTGGTACTGGCCGTCTAGTCCGTTTCCGGTTCCATCAGGCCCGCCAGGGCCGCGGCTTTCTCCACGGGGATCCCGCCGCCCACCATCGATTGAAACGCGCGCGCCTTGCCGCTGATATCGCTGGCCATCATGCGATCGTGACTGAGCGCCAGGTCCGGAAGCGCCAGCTTGTCCGCCAGTTCGGCCGCCACGGCCAGCGCGACGGGCGCGACGCTCGCATGCAGGAATTGCCGCCAGGCCTCACGCCGGCCGGTGCCATCGCTGCGCTCCAGGAGCGCCGTGGGCACGCCACAAGCCGCCAGGACGGCCAAAGCCGCCTGCGATCGCAGGAGCGCCAGAGTTTCCGGGGGATCGGCGCCGATCCGCTGCGGGATCAGGTCACGCCGCGGCGCCTGATCCATGCCCTGGCCATAGCCGCCGGCCGTGCTTTCCACAAGCACCAGGCGCCCGTCCATGCCGCGTAAGTCGGTCTGCAGCTGGTCTTTCGGCGTTCCGTCCGGTACGGCCAGCACTGAGCCCGTCGCCATGGCGCTTTCTTCGGATAGGCGCCGCTCGGTATTGGCCGCCAGCGCCGCGGTGATTCGCGAGCTGGCCAGCGGGGAAACGCCTTGCCAGGGCCGGGCCGGATCGACGGCATAGCGCACGTGCACCACGCGCTCAGGCCTCACCCGCCGCGTGGTGGTGGTGGTGGACGGGCCGGCCCGTTCGACCTGGTAGCGCCAGCTGGCCGGATCCGGCCGGCCGGTCACTGTCCAGCTCGAGGCCGCGTCAAGCCGCAGCGCGCCCTCTTCGAGCTCAATCAGAAACAGGGCCTCCCCGCGCTTGATCAGCTGGCGCCCGATCAGTTCCCGCACGGCCGGCGTGACGGCCAGGCTTGCGGTTGTTTCCGGTTGCACGTCCGCCGCCATGAAGGCTCGCCCCCAGAGGCCCGCCGCAATCTCAGTCGCCGCGATCGCGTGGGGATCGCCGCCGCGGGCCGTGCCCGCCGCCCGCTGCTGCAGCAGCTCCACCACGGCATCGGTGTAGGAGCTTTCCGCCGCGCGGGTTTCCATCCGGCCGAACCAGGGGAACCGCATAGCTACGTTGTCCCTTCAACCGTCACGTCAAGCCAGCGCCGGCGCGTGCCCGCGGGTTCCGCAATGGTCACAACGGCCGTGGGCAGCGCCGAATCCGGATCCGCCAGCGTGACGGTTCGGCCCGCCTCGAAGACGGCCAGCATGGGCGCGTGATAGCGCAGCCGGTAGGTGCGCCGGACCTGGCCGCGGGTGCCCCCTGTTTCGAGGAGCCGATCCGCGCCCGTGTCGGTTCGCCGCGCCCACTGGGTTTCGGTCACGTTGTCCGGGGTGTAGTGGCCGCGCGTGGTCGTTCCCCCGCGGTCGTAGGTCAACCGAATCACCCGATCCAGGGCCGCCATTAGGACACTCCGAAAATGCGGCAGGTAGAGTTTTCGTCAAACTGGGATCCAACCGCCGCAATAACAATGGCGGTGACTGAGCCGGATCGAGCCTGTATCGATAGATCGGCGCGCGCGTCCGACGATGCCGAGTCGTAGGGAAACCGAAACCGATAGCGCGACGGGGAGACGTAGGGCCCGCCCACGCGCAGCGGCAGAAACGCGGTTACGACGTCGCGATCCACACGGCCAGGCGTCACGCTTGTTCGATCCGTCAGCACCTGGAGCCGAACCAGCAAGGAGTGAAACTGCGAGCCGGTCAGCGCGTCCCACAACGCTTGTTCCTCAGCATCGCTGGGCCGGAAGTTTGTTCGCTCAGCGTTCAGGGAAAGCTCTGCGGTCAGCGGCGTTAGCGTGAGGCCGCCCGCTGGCGCCGCCGGCGCCGGCGGCGTGTAAAACGCGTCCGTCAGCACCATCGCCAGGTCTTCGATATCGAGCTTAATTTCCGCGAACCCGTTGATTGCGCTCAGCTCGAGCCGCAAGTGCAGCTCGTCGCCGTCTTGCAGGTCCCAGTCACCCGTATCCAGTGACGCGTCAACGGCCGTGGTCCGATCCGGTGAGCTGCCAAAGTTCCCAAAGCCGTGGGCACTGTTGGCCGTGTTGAAGTCGGCCAGCGTGGGCGCAATGGCGGCCAGTTCCGCCAGGTTGTGTAACGCGTTTCCGCGCTTTCTGGCGATCGAAAGTTTGGCGCTGCGAATGCTTCCGGACAAAGCCGTATTGCTTGTGTTCTTCCGATAAAACCATTCCAGCGACGCGGAGATTTGCAACGGCCGCCGGGCGCCGTAGGCATTCGCGTCGACAATGCGGGCCGTGAGGTCCAGGTCGTCAGGCACGCGGCTTTGCCGGTCGTTCGCGACGGTTGTATTCGTTTCCCCGCCCGTCAGCGACGGCCGGCCGCTCTGCGGTTCCACGTAGCGCCAGGCGCCAATGGCCTTGAATGCCGGCGCCAGCGAGGCGTCCGCCAGCTCGCCGGTGTACAGACTGGAGCTGTTGGTCGTCAGGAGTTCAACGGACGTGACATCGCCGCCGATCGCGCCCGGCCACGCTTCCCAGAACGTGTATCCCGCGTGCGCAAACTGCGTGGCCGCCTGCCACTGGCCGCCAGGCACGTCGTAGGGCTCGAATCCGACATCACCATCCCCGTGAAACCGCATCACGTAATCCGAGCGCAGCTGGCCATCGGCCAGCCGGATCCAGATTCGGTGCGCACTGTTCCACGAGGCCCGGCTGATCGAGGCCGCGCCAGGCGCATCGAGCGTGGGCGCCGCCGCCACAAACATCGAGGCATTGGCCAGCGCCGTCACTCGGGCCGGCGTGCCAGGCGCCGCGTGCAGCGCGACGGCTTGCTCCTGCAGGCGCGCGATCAATAGCAGGTTGCGATCGGCATCCCCGAGGGCCTGCAGCGCATCCTTGCCGGCCGCCACGGCCGCGGCTGCAGCGTCGGCCGCCGCGGTTCGCGCGGTTTCGTCGTCCACGCCGGTCGATGCCGAAAACGCGTAGCGCTCGCCGTCGGACGCTTGCGCGAGAAAGTGCCCGCGCGTCGCGTTGCTGGGCGCCGGCAGCGCCGGATTCGGGATCCGCGCCAGCGTGGCCGGGGGCACGGTGGCCGCGTCAATTGCGTTGCTTCGGGCCGCCGCCTCGCTGGCGATCGCCGCGGAGATCGCGTTGTTTCGGGCCGCCACTTCGGCCGCCACGGCCGCCGCGGCCACGCGCTTGACGTGGCTGATCATCCAGCCGTACACGCGTTGCGACGAGCCCTCATCGATGATGGCATTCGTAATCGATGTGACGCCGCCGCGCTCGCTGGTTGTGGCCGCCGGCAGCACGTAGGGCTCGGTTGCCGGCAGCGTGGCCGTGAATTCGGTTCCATCCTGCAGCGTGACGGTGAGTTCGTTGCCGTCGACGGTGAGCGCCGTGACGGGATTGCCCGCGCCACCTGGCGCCGCGGCCGGCGTGGCCGCCACGTCGGTACCGGCCCGCCGCACGCGCCAGGGCGCCACCAGGCCGGCGGCGCCGCTGTTGTTCCAGGAGCTGGCGTAGCCGCTGCCCCGTTGCGCGTCCGGCGCTTCGTAGAGATAGGCCGCCATGCGGATCGCGGCTTCGTCGCGGATCGCTTCGGGCGCCGTGGGCGCCAGGAGGTCCGCCGTGGCGCTGGCCACGCCAAGCAGGCGCGTCAGAATGCTCGCCAGCGGTTCGGCCGGCGCGTTCACGCCATCCCCGAGCCGCAGCGCCGCCGCGAGTTGCGTTGTGTTTAGAGCCATCGGTAATACCGCTCGAGATTGCGTTCCTGATCGGCCCTAAGTTCCACTTCGGTTTCTTGATAGGTAGGGCGCGTCACAAGTGACATTTCCGCCAGTAAGGCTTGATTCACCTGGCGGATAAATACGCCGGGGTTTCCCGGTTCCGGTACGGTTTCCTCTGCGTTTGGCACCACGCCTAGCGGGGGCACGCGGAAACCAGGGGAGAGGCCGCGCACCAGGCCCGCGTCAACCGATCGGACGGTATCCACCATCCAGGAGGGTTGTTGATCGGCCGGGGGAAGCGTGGCCTCAAACCGTAGGGCCTGGTCGTCGCTGCGCACGGTGAGCGTGCCCGCCAGCATCGAGGCCAGCGGCTTGTCAAAGCTGTGGCCGGCCAACAGGTCGATATTCCGGGCCGCGAGCTCCGCCTGTTTCGCCTGGATCATGCTGGGCATTTGCCGCAGCTCGCGCGATTCCTCGAGGGCCTGTTGAAACGTCGAGCCGATCAGGTCGGAAAGCTCCTGTTGCAGGCGGCCGAATTCCTCGAGCTGCCACCCGAACGCGTCGCCGCCGAAGCGTTCCTTCCGGACGCGCCCGCGATCCCGCACCGTGGCCAGGGCGCCATAGGGGAAGGATCCGCTCAACAGGCGCTCCCCCGCCTCCTGGCGTATCTCGAGCTCGCACGGCCACCAGGCGGCCGCAGCCGCGGTGTCCACTAGGCCGCGTTCTGGAATTCCACCACGCGGATCGGATCGGCCCGCAGCGTGTCTACCGCGTAGAGCATCACGGCCGTCAGAATCGTTTGGCCGGCTTTGGCTTGCGTCACGCGGTCCGCAATAACCTCGATCCCGTCCCAAATGGGCGCGACGGCATCCATGCGGGCGCCGCTGCGGTAGATCGCTTTGGCCTTCTTGCTGGCGATCGCCGGCACGTGGGCGCTCACCCGCACGCCGCCGCCGCGCTGCATCAGTTCGTCAACGGCGTTGAATTCCGAGTTGGCCGTCCGGTAAAAGCCGGCGGCCGCCCCGTACACGTCCGAGCCCATCACGGCCCGAATCTCCCCCACCTGGCCCGCGTAGCGGCCGTCCACGCCGCCATAGAGCGCGTTGTGAAACGTCGCGAACGTGTAGGGCGCCGTGCCCGTCAGGTCCACGGCCGTACCGTCCGCCAGCAGGTTCGCCACCACCTGAGCATCCAGCTTGTCCGCCAGGGCGCCGTTCAAGTTCTCGCGCAAGGCCTCATCCAGGCCCGCCATGGCCGCGCGGTCTTCGATTCGGTAGGCCACGGCCGCCTGGATCCGCGCCGGACTGAGGCGCTTCGGCGTAAATGCCGCGGTGCTCACGTCTTGATCCTCTTCGAGCGCTGGCGTGCCCGCGGCCGCCGCGGTGCTCAGGACCGTGTAGACCTGCTCCCCCGAGGGAACCGTCGGCTGGGGCACGTTCAAAAAGCTGGCCACGGCCATGGGGAACACAAACGGGATGATCGGTTGCTGGGTGGCGCCGCGCTCGCCAGCGGCCGGCGCGTCCGTGTTGTTGGCCTCTGCCCGGGTTTCGAGCAGCGCCAGGGGAACCGCGTTGAAGTCGAGCCCGTAGTGCTCCTGCAGCTCGCGCGTTTGGCCGTCCGTGGGCCGGCCGGTGAGGGCCGCGGCGAACACATCGCCCACCAGGGCGCCGTCCACCAGTTCGCGCAGCTCGAGCTCGTCGGCCGATTCGCGCGTTTCGGTTTCCTCTTCCTCAGATTCCTCACCCGCCACCAGGGCCGCCCGCAGCTCGAGCTCCAGGTCCTTGGCGCGCTTCGTGAGCTTTTCTAGGTCCGCCTGGTAGGTGTCTTCCCGGTCGTCTTCCGGCGTATCCAGGAGAGCCCCGAGGGCCGATCGGTTTTCGCTTTGCGCGAGCTGGAGTTTCTGCAGGCGTGTCATTCGTTGCGCTCCCGTCACTGCGCCAAAAGCCGGCGCGTTCGGTTCCCGTTTGTTAGGGATTTCCCTAGGTTATCAGGTTTGGGAGGCCGTAGGCCATAAACCAGGGATTCTGTAGGACGGTTATGGCGCTTAGTGTCCTACGGATTCTGTGCGGTAGAGCCTACTGGCGGATATCCCGTAGCAGGCTTGCCCACGCGAGTTGTTCCGGCGTGAGCTGGCGCGCCTGGCGCTGGCGATGCTCCTGGAAGTGACAGGGCCGGCAGCGGGTTTCCAGATTGTCGAGCGCATAGGGCGCGCCGCCGTCTTCCAGGTGCACCACGTGATGCACCTCGAGCCGGCCCGCCTTGCCGCACTGCCGGCAGCGGTAGCCGTCGCGCTTCAGGACCTCCCAGCGCACGCGGCGCCAGCGCCCGCGCTTGATTCGAGCCCATCCCCTGGATTCGCGCGTGTAGTGGCGCTTCCGGCGTGCCATGCGCCGCTTAAAGGCGAAACCCCGCGGGAAAGGCCGCGGGGTTATCGCTGGCGCGCCGAAACGCGCCCCATGCCTTGCCTTGCCTTGCCATGCCTTGCCATGCCTTGCCGGGCCGGGCCGGGCCTTGCCGAGCCATGCCTGGCCATGCCATGCCTAGCCATGCCATGCCGTGGCGCCGGACACTAGCAGCGCCGCTCATCACGCGTCAAACCATCGCGTAGGAGGGCGCCGGCGCCGCCGCCGCGCGTTCCGATCGATGCCAGGCGCCCGCCGCCAGCGTCAGGGCCGCGGCTGTGTCGTCACGCGCCTGGTTATTCACGCCGCGCTTGGCCAGTCGGACGTTCCCCTGGTCATCATTCTTGACGCTGGCCACGGCCAGCGCTTCGGCCACCAGGCGCCGCGCCGCGGGATCGATGCTAAACGGCCCGTCACTGGCGCCGGCCCGCAGCGCCCGAATGTCTTCCCCCGCCTCACTCCAGCGCGTGACGCGCGGTTGCACGCGCGTCCGCCCTCTGACGGCATCCTGCAGCTCCTGGACGCGAAACCGATCGCACCAGAGGGCCACGGGGATCCCCCAGCGCGCGACGATGCCATCCCAGAGGGCCGCCGGCGGTTGCACGCGTAGGCCCTCCGCCACGGTGAGGACGCCAGAGGCCTCGAGGGCCTGATACGTGCCCCGCGGTACGCGATCCCGCCGCTCCTGATCCGCCAGCGTGGGGATGCCAGGCGCCACGGCCAGGGCCTCGAGGCGTCCGGACTGCCATACGGCCACGGCCGCGCTCCAGGATCGGCCGCCGCCCAGGTCGACGGCCACAATCGGCCGGCCCTCCGCCGGCGCCAGCGGGCGCGCCGCCATGCGCTCGAAGTCTTCGACGGTGAGTAGGACCTGGCTT